CCCCCATATGCATAGGAGCATGCTCCTTTCATCTCCTCCTAGTCGCTGTTAAGCTTTCGGACATGAAGGTAGACTCTTATTCTGAGTCGGTGTAGGGTCTGCTACAACGACACGTGTAATTTTCCGTGAAGAGACTGCCCACATTGGGTAATCACGGAGGAAGGAAAACACTTTCCGGGAGCGAGTACAACACTGGACAGTTCAAGAAGAACAACAGTGTGTAATCTGTCCCAATGCCAGCATACCGCGTGATTGCAGTATTTGCCGGGAGGTTACCGGGGAATGCGGGCATCTCTACAGCAACACCTTCAAAAACCGACCCATCATAACGAGCACCTGATGTGCCGTCCGGTGATGTTGCATTTTGAGGATCTGTGGATTGGAATTTGAATGCTGAATAGTTGGGCACACTGAACGTAAGTCCGCCATTGATGTTGGTTGTCACAATTGCTGAACCTCCTGTCGTTGGCGCGGAATTATACGTTAAAGCACGTGACCATGCTGAAGCAGTAGTCGCAGGCGTCGCCACATATTGAGAACTACCACCAGGGTAGGTGTATGTGATTCGCGACACACGCGCTGCGTTCCAACTTGATCCTTTGGGCATAGCATAGGTCCAATTGAATGATCCCCGCTGGCCAACAAAGCAATTGGAAATAAAGTGCCATGGTAACGTGAATGAGTAATTGGCATTGGCAGTACCTACTCCTATCACTTTGTTCGCCAAGCTTGTCCCAGCTGGATCATAACCGTAGTATGGTGGAAAACGAGTCCTAATAACGGTGAAGTTTCCAAGACCTACCAATGCAGTTCCGATGAACTCATGATCCACCAAGTTCATGCGCCTCATCAATGTTCGCAATGACCCAACATTCTCTCCAAAATTGACTCTCGTACGTAAAGATTCAATTGGCTGCATGGATTTCCCATTGTCGGCCTCCACTCCCTTGCACGTCTCCACGTACTCCTCAGATTGGAGTTGAAAAGGTGTGTAATACGGGTTAATGGATGCAGGATTGGCAAATTCAATGTTCTCAGCGCCGCGTACAAATACCTGCATTTCGACAGTCGAAGTCGCCGTGGGGGCAGATAAAGTGGACAGTACCTTCACCGACACCAAACCATTGTCAAAGGTATCGGTATATGTGATAGCAGGTGCAGCAGAAGTGGTCCACAAGTTATCACTAACAGATGTGTAATTGTAGCACCACGCTAGGGCCTGCTGATACGGAATGCGAAAATCAACTTCAGTTTCGGCACCTAAATCCACAATCTTGTTGTACACCATAGGACCTGTATCTTGCGTATTCTGAACAGCTGTACCATAGGGGTCAAATGAGATACGTACTCGACCTTTATGGAATGGAGACGAGATAAACCGAAATGTGAAGATGATGTCTCCTCGCCACGATCGCATTAGTAGGGAACATAAAGACATGGGCGTCATGTAGTTCCGACTGTTCTGCGTGGTATTTCCAAAAGCTAGACTCGGAGTCACTTTGCTAGTGAATAACGCTGTATCTACCGCCGTAGCCGTGGTCCACGATGCCGACGTCAAATAGGACTGCCGAGTTGCAAACTCACGAATCGCCAACTCGTCCTTCGATGATAGTCCGGCTATACTGGGATCGATTGATAGCTCGTTCTTTGGATCCAAAGTCAACTTCTGTACTGGAAAACCAATTTGTGAAGAAGCGATTGGTGGAAACGCTGATTGGTTGTATGGCATGACATCACTGATCACGGGCACATTTGTGAACCCGAACAGGGTCGCAATTCCTGACACCGCTTTGGCTCCTATCTCTGTGGCTGTTGCAAACTTACCGATGACGGGTACTGAGCGCAATTTTCCAGCAATTCGAGCTAACGTAGAGGCTGGACCTGACACAGGCCCTACTCCGTATTCATCTGCCTGTAGTGCTAAACCGACACTAGGTCCAGCCAAAACCACATCTTCTGCCCAAGCATAGACCTGCACCGTCACTCCTGTTCCTGATACTCCA